GGACGGTTGACGGCTTGTCCGGAATGGTTTTCCGCAAGGCCCCGATCGTTGAAGTCCCTGAAGGGTTGAACCCATTGGTTGAAGACGTCACGTTGGACGGTTTGGCGTTGGTGGATTTCGCTGAACAACTGATCGACGACGACATTGTGGTCGGCCGGGCCGGAATTTTGGTGGATCACCCGATCACCATGGCCAACACGACCAAGGCACAAGCCGAAGCGACCAACATTCGCCCGTTCTTGAAGCATTACACGGCCGAACAAATCTTCAATTGGAAAACCGAATCACGCAACAACGCCCAGATCGTGACACACGTTCGATTGTATGAATGGGTTGACGTCCCGGGCGACGACGAATTTGAAAGCGAACAAGTCAAACAAATCCGTGTGTTGGACCTGAACGAGTTAGATCAATATCGTCAACGCGTGTTTCAACTGAACAAGAAAAAAGAATGGGTTCAGGTTGGCGACGACATGATCCCGTTGAAAGGTGCCAAACCGCTTGATTTCGTGCCGTTCTTCTTCGTTGGTGTCAAAAATGGATCGCCGATGTGTGAAAAACCACCGTTGATCGACATGGCGAACGTCAATTTGTCACATTATATCACAACGGCCGATCTTGAACATGGCGCACACTTCACCGGTCTTCCGACGGCGGTCATTACGGGCCACCAAGACGACGACCCGGAAAAACCGGCCGAATATCGGATCGGCGCGGCCACCGCGTGGGTCTTTCCCAACCCTGAAACCGAAGCGTTTTATTTGGAATTTCAAGGTTCCGGGCTTGAAAGCCTTGAAAAGCGATTGATCAAAAAAGAAGAATATATGGCGTTTTTGGGCGCGCGCATGTTGTCACCCGACAAGAAGGGTGTTGAAGCGGCCGAAACGGCACAAATCCACCGCGCCGGTGAAATGTCGGTCTTGGCGTCGTTGACGAATTCATGCGCGCGGTCGCTTGAACAAGCCGTTCAATTTATGGCCGAATGGGCCGGGATCAACGGTGACGTGTCGATCAAACTGAACACCGACTTCATGGCGATCAAAATGTCGGCGCAAGACCTTATGGCGTTGTTCCAAACGTATCAAGGCGGTGGAATGGCGTTCAGCGACTTCTTGTTCAACCTGAAACGTGGTGAAATTATCCAAGAAGACCGTGAAGAAGACGACGTCCGAAGCGAAATCGAAACGTCCAACCCGTTCAACGCGCTTGACATGGTGCCGGGTGGTGATAATGGGTGATGTGATTAAATTTGACGGTAAAACGACGCAAGACCTTGATCCGAAGGAAATGTTGTCCGCATTGGCCGGTGAAACGGATATTGAACACGTCTTGGTCATTGCGTATCGTGAAGACGGAATGTTGTCATATCATTCTTCGAACGCCAACGTGGCCGAAGTCAATATGTGGGCCGACATGTTCAAACACGACGTCGTGGTGAACCCTGATTTCCGGGAAGATTGAAACAATGCCAAACGTGAATGAAAAAATTCAGGATCGCACAATCCACCACATGATTTTTCTTGAACGTTTCAAGGCGGGTGAAGTCAAACGCATTCGTCGCATTCTGGACGGAAAAATCCTTCCCGATCTTCAACGACAAATCGAACGCAGGGTCGAACGAATCATTGAACGTGGTTCCGACCTTGGCCCCGTGACAACGGCCCGGTTGGTTCAATTGGAACGTGAATTGACCGAATTGACGAACCGCATGGCGAAAGACGTCAAGGCGGCCACAATGACAGATTTGACCGAATTGACACGCGACGAAATTGATTGGCAAATCCGAACGATCAAAGAAGAATTGGGCTTCGACCTTGACTTCGTCGCTCCGAACCCGCGCGCCGTGGCCAAGATCATTGAAAAGACCGCGTTCGCCGGTTTGACGTTGGATCAATGGTTCGACACCGTGTCGCGTTCAACGCAACGCAACGTCATGATCGCCGTGAACCGCGGGATCGTCGAAGGCGAAACCACGTCCCAAATCATGCGCCGCATTCGCGGAACACGCGCTTCAGGTTACACCGACGGCGTGTGGCAAACGACCCGACGTCAAGCCGAAACGATCACCCGGTCAACGATTAATCACGCAACGAATCAATCACGCTTTGAATTGTTCAAAGAAAACGAAGACATAATCAAAGGAATGCAATGGACGGCGACCCTTGACAGCCGAACAAGCGTGGTTTGTGCCGGTTTGGACGGACAGGTCTTCCCGTTGGATAAAGGGCCACGACCGCCAGCACACCCGAATTGTCGATCCACCATGACGGCCGTTTTGAACGATTGGAAAACGCTTGGTTTGGAAGACCTTGAAGAAGGAACCCGGGCGTCGATCAACGGACAGGTCCCGGCGTCCACAACGTTTGAATCGTGGTTGAAACGTCAACCGGCAAGCACTCAAGAAGACGTGTTGGGTGTGACGAAGGCCAAATTGTTCCGTGACGGGAATTTGCCAATTGAACGGTTCACCGACGCACGTTTGAAACCGTTGACGTTGGATCAACTTCGTCGTGAAGAAAAAAAGGCTTTCACACGTGCCGGAATTGAATTATAATAAAGTCGTTTATTCAAGGGATTTACGACGTCCCAATCAAATCAACCAATTTCCAAGGGGAATTTTAACATGCCAATGACACCCGAACAAATCGACGAAGCGTTGAAAAGCGACGAAGCACAAACCGCAATCAAAACAGCCGTTGACGCACAAGTCGAAGGGTTGAAAAACAAGAACACCGAATTATTGGGCAAGCTGAAAATTGCTTCGGAAGAAAAGACGGACGTGGTTAAACGTTTGGAAGACCTTGAAGCCGAAAAAACCAAGAATGTCGAACAAGGTTTAATGAAGGCGGGTGATTTTGACAAATTGAAGGCGCAAATCGAAGAACGCCACGCCAAGGAATTGAAGGATCGTGACGGTAAAATCGAAGGATTGAACGGTCAATTGAAAAAACATGTGATCGGGGAAGGTTTAACGGCCGCCCTTGTGAAAGCAAACGTCGCGAAACCTCTTATGGACGCGGCCAAGGCTTTGATTACAACGAATTATCAAGGTGAAATCGGCGACAACGACGGTTCACCTTTCGCGAAATTTGACGGCAAAGCCGTTGAAGAATTTGTCACAGGTTGGGCGCAATCGGACCAAGGGAAACATTTTGTTTCGGCTGATTCAAACAGCGGTGGCGGCTCTAATGGGGCAAACGGTAAAGGCAAGGTCGAAACCGGAAAGACAATCACACGGGCCGAATTTGACGGTTTGGATCAGGCTTCACGCATGGCCAAATCAAAAGAAGGCTTCAAGGTGGTTGACGCAACTTAACCAAACATTAACATAGAAAAGGAAATGAAATCATGCCTAATGTTTTAACTGATCTTGCCGCGGATATTTACAAAGCGGCCGACACGGTAGGCCGTGAATTAGTCGGGGCGATCCCGTCGGGTACTGTAAACGGTGGAAGCGAACAAGCGGCCGTCGGACAAAAGGTCAAATCACACTTCACGCGTGAATCGACCGTCAATGACATTACACCGGCAATGACAATCCCCGAAGGTGACAACCAAACCGTTGACAACAAAGAATTGACCATGACGAAACAACGTGGTGTTCAAATTCCTTGGACGGGTGAAGAAATCGGTTTCGTCAATGGCGGTGCGGGTTTTGAAACCATTTATGGTGACCAAATCGCGCAAGCTATGCGAAAAATCGCCAACGAAGCTGAAGCGGATTTTTGTGGTGAAATTTACAAAAACGCGTCACGTTCGGTTGGTGTAGCCGGGACAACACCGTTTGGTTCAAACTTCAACGTAATCGCGGAAGTTCGCCAAATCCTTGTTGACAACGGAACGCCAATGGACGGTCAAGCGTCCTTGATCCTTAACACCGCGGCCGGAACGAAACTTCGTAACCTTGCACAATTGCAAAAAGCGAACGAAGCCGGAAACGACGTGTTATTGCGCCAAGGCGAATTGTTGAACCTTCAAGGTTTAATGTTGAAAGAGTCGGCCGGTGTTCAATTGCACACCAAAGGAACCGGCG